GTGGTAACCAGTGCTAATGCCTGTAATGTATTGTTTCATGCACACAATCAAGGACCAAACGGTGAATAAAGTTTCAAAAGTTTATTGGATGTGGCGTATTGGTTCTTTCAGCAAATGCATCATTGACATACACCAGATACACATTAATCCTTCTGAACAATGCAGGACAATCAAACTTATACCAATCTTCAACTTCTTTATTGGAGGTGATATAAATCTCCCTGCTAACAAAGGGCTTAAAGCCCCCCTTAATAGGCACTCTATGTGGGTACCTGTCACACACTCTTAGGAGCTCATCACATTTCAACCAACCATAAAAATCATCTATTATCACTTGATCTTGACCACAGTATCCGTCCCACCATTCCCCTCTGGACTTGTAGTATGGGTTGTCACATCGCTCTGCTGCGTAGCGTGATTTGCCGCACCCTGGTGGTCCCACGAGGACGGTGACATTGGTCTTCCAGTCCCTTTTGGCGCCCAGGTTCAGCACGTCACAGAAGGCAGCCAATCCCCGGTGGTATCTGATGAACTGGGCGGGGCTTCCTTCGGCTACCGCCTGCAGGTCGCCGTTGTTCTCTTTTAAACTGGTTGCAATCTGCTCCAGGTCAGTTCGCTGTCCCTGCTGCATGGGTTGTCCATACTCAGTGAAGCTACCGTCTTTAGTGCAGTACACCCGGTTTTGGAGGTCAGTTCCCCGTGCTATTTCAATGTGTGCTCTGGTTGATATTAGCTTCTTGACTTTGTTGAATCTGTGTTTCCTCTTGAAATTAACAAACCCCTGTATGTGAGTTGTACCCGAGGCCCCTTTCTCTATCCCAAATACTAAATATCCCACCAGTCCGCTAGTGCCAAGATGATGACAGCCCTCCAGCTCTGCTGGACTTGGGTTATTGATAGTAAATGCATAGCGCTTACGAGGCACTGGAGCCGCTGTTCTCTTCGCCATCTCCGCTCCACAGTCCGCTGAGCTCGACGAGCAACTCTTGCAGCTCTTCGGCGGTAGGCACTAAGCCCGATTCCGGCTGATGTGCAGCACGGATAGCGTGCCGGTGAGCTACTTGGGCCTTGTGGGTCTGCACCATCCAAAAATGCGCCCCTTTCGGCAGTATCCGGAGACCTTTCTGGGTAGGGATCGGGAACGGAGGAAGCGGTGCACCCGCAGGGCCAGCTATCGCATGAAACTCCGTCGTCCGATGGAGAGTTAGGCGGCGCACCGGTCCATCCGACCGGGCTTTGCTCCTCTTGTGCGGCATGGCTCATACTGTAGCCGATGTTGTAGCCGAGGTGTAGGGTAATACTTAAGCTACACCTCGTTAATGTGTTACAGATGCGGAGGCGCGTTATCAGAAGAAGACGCCCAGTCAGGCGGGTCCGCCGACCAATTAGACGGCGCAAGTTCAGGGGGAGGAGACGCGTACGCAGAAGTGGGGTGCAACATTATCGATTTATGTACGCTGACCATGTCAATATCACGAAGAACACGTCAGCCGGACTGTCATTCCAGTTCATGCTGTCCCAGTTTGTCAAAAACCCCGCCTGTGACTACTATCGATTGAACTTCGCTGTGGTCAAGGTCACCCCACAGAACACGCCAGCGTTCCCGGGCAAGGGCGGTGACAACACCCGTATATGGACCGTGACGGACTTTGATGACAACGAAACACCCACCAATAGGCTGCAGTTCCAGAACCAACAAGGGGTTCGTGTGCACCGTGGTGACCGGGGTTTCGTGCGCATGCTCCGGCCTAAGCCTATGCTGTTGACCCAGGCCGTTGACCAGAACCCGGCCGCGACCTTTATGACGGGCAGGAGGCGTAACCAGTGGCTCAACGCTGCTAACCCTAACATATCCCACCATGGGTTGAAGGTGTGGTTCGAGGGCCCAGCCCAGGGACCAATCAGTTATAACATCCTGGTTAAGACCTATTGGTCTTTCATGAAACCCCTGGTGCCACCCCCCGTGAAGCCTAATACTAATGGGTGTCTGGGCATGATCACCATGAAGACGGCCTCCACTGAGGAGGTTAAATCTAACGTGGTAACCAGTGCTAATGCCTGTAATGTATTGTTTCATGCACACAATCAAGGACCAAACGGTGAATAAAGTTTCAAAAGTTTATTGGATG